TGATCGCAGGCGTCACCGGCGCAGGCAACACCGCCCGCTGGACAATCTCAGGCGCCATCAAGCGCGGCGCCAGCGCAGCCACCACCGCCATGGTCGGCACACCCACCGTCACGATGACCCACAACGACGCTGGCGCAGCCGCCTGGACCGTGGCCGTCACCGCTGACACCACCAACGGCGGCATCAAGGTTGAAGTCACCGGCGCGGCATCCACCACCATCAGGTGGGTGTGTAAGATCAACACCACCGAGATGACCTTCTGATGGCCCTGATCACCGACCTCGCCGAAACTCCCTACGGCATCGCCATCACCGGCGCCTACGCCCGCATCAGCCTCCTGCGTGCCGACAAGCACGGCCTGCTGCTGCAGGTCAGCCACTACGTCAGCGAGGCCGCCGCCCAATCTGGCGCCAGCCCCATCCTCGACCGCACCAAGTTCGCGCCCACCGAGGAGCTGGCCCCCGGCCCCAACCCGCTGGCGATCGGTTACGCCTGGCTCAAGGCGCAACCCGCCTACGTTGAGTCAAAAGACGCATAAGTACCGCAGCCCATGCCCACCTGGCTCTGGCGCAGCATCGCTGCCACATCCCTGGCAATCGTCGTGCTTTCCTCTGCGCAGTGGGCATCCTGCCGCTTCTACGTCCTCCCAACGGTCTGGCCGTGGTACGCCAAGTTCGTCGGCACCCCCCAAGGCAAAGCCGTTGACCCCACGCCCATGGGCTGCGCTGACTCCGATGCCCGTTCGATCACCGTGCTAATGGGCGTGCTCACCACGCTCATTAGTCTGTCCCGTAAGGCCGAGTAGCGCAGCCTGGTGCGGTAGTCTACAAAAGTAGTCACGGCGACACGCCATGATCGAAAATCTGATCGTCGGCGTTGTCTGCCTTATTGCCGGCGGCATCGGCAGCAAAACCAGCCAGTGGATAGCCAAGCGCGGTACTGAAGACGAAACTGCAAAGCTTACCATAGTCAAACTTACTTCTGGTGTTGAGCACATTGCCAATGAACTAACTGCTATCCGCGAAGACATGCGTACCGATCGCCGCGAACTCTTCGGCAGACTTAGTGGAGTCGAGCAGCGCGTCGCTAGGCTGGAAGCAACCGCAGAAACGCGCCATGGCGCTTGACGCCAACACGACCACGATGATCGCAATCGGCGTCGCCGCTACAAGCGAGATCATCGGCATCAGCCCACTGCGTTCCAATAGCATCCTCCAGCTGCTTCTGCAGGTGGCACGCCTTGTTTTCCCCAAGCGGTGAGCTAATGAGTTCCCTGCGCCTCGCTGACCTGTTCCGCTACTACAAAGCACTGCCACATCAGCTGGCGGCCATCACCGAACTGGAAGCGGCCATCATCGCTGCTGATCCCGCGCTGCTCGATCGCGACCAGTCGTGGTTCAAAACATGGAGCGCCGCCGGTCAACAAGCGGATCTCGCCGCTGCTATCGCGCTGCTCAAGGAGTTCGAGGGCTGCCACCTAAGCGCCTACCCGGATCCGCTCAGCGGTGGTGATCCTTGGACCATCGGCTACGGCACCACGCGCTACAGCGCCGGTGAACCCGTCAAGCGCGGCGACAAGATCACCGTGATCGAAGCTGACATGCTGCTCCGCCTTGAGGTGGATCGCATCGCCGATAAACTCCGTGCCACGGTGCCACACTGGCAGGCCATGAGTGATGCGCAGAAGTCAGCGCTGGTCAGCTTCGCCTATAATCTCGGCGTTGACTTCTACGGTGCTTCAGGTTTCGAGACCATCTCACGCTGCCTGCGTGATCGCGACTGGGAGGCAGTGCCAGCAGCGTTTGAGTTGTACCGCAACCCCGGCACATCCGTCGAAGCGGGTCTGCTTCGCCGACGTAAGGCCGAGGGGCACCTCTGGGGTATCACCACACCAGTACCAGCAGCCAAGATCACACCAAACAGCAGCTTCACCACGCGCTTGACGCCGCACATTACCTTGGGCGAGTTCGCACTTAATCAGCAGGCGCGACGCTTTGATCATCAACATCAGCTCGATACCGCAGCTGAGCTGGCTGCCTTCATGGAGCGTGCTCGCACCGCATTTGGTGGTAAGCCGGTCATCATCACTAGCGGCTACAGGCCAGCAGCGATCAATCGCGCAGTTGGTGGCGCCAGTGGCAGCGAGCACCTATACAACGCACCTAATGTCGGCGCTGTGGACTTCTACATCGACGGTGTAGACATCTACAAGCTGCAGGACTGGTGTGATAAGCACTGGCCATACTCCCTAGGCTACGGCGCACCTAAGGGTTTCGTACACCTCGGCATCCGCGCCGGCAGACCTCGCGTCAGGTGGGACTATTGAAACAGTACGTCCTTGAGATCGAGTACACAATCGTCGTCGAGAGCGACGCAGAAGACCCCGTTGAAGTCAGTGACGACTTCGCTGCACGTCTGACCGAGCTAGCTCAAACCAATGACCACATCCTGGGCCTGTCGGTCCAGGTACTCCCTATCCCAGAACTGCGTGGACCATGCGATTGATGGCACCAATCTCGTTCCAAAGCGCAGCGCAAAGCAGCAGTTCCGTGAGCACATCTTCAACGCCTGGAACCACTGCTGTGCATACTGCAGCGCTCCTGCCGACACCCTAGATCACGTAAAACCTAGGCATAAGGGAGGTAGTACGGTCACAAACAACCTAGTGCCCGCCTGCCAATCTTGCAACCGCAGCAAAGGAAGTGAAGACTGGCTTGCTTGGTACATGCGTCAATCTACCTATAGTCACCTACGCATTAGTCGCATCCAGCAGTGGTTGGCCTAGGCTAAAGGCAGCAAGCAGTACGCCTTATGGCCGACGACATGGCGTGGTTGACCGGGGAGCTTAGCCTTCCCTCGCAGCTTCACCAAGAACTGGATCGCCGAGCTGCTGCCAAACTCAGTCGAGACGAGCTGTCGATCTTGGTGGATCGTCTAATCACAGAGTGGTATCGTCACACCACTACCATCGACGCTCTGCTTGGTAAAGTTCGCCATCTGCAAGTCGAACTAGCCTTAAGCAGTGGCATACAGGGTATTCCACCGCCATCGGCTGAGCATTACGATATGGCTAAGCAGCTTGGTGCTCACCCAGATGGCTAAGCAGCTAGGTGCTAACCCAAAAAGCGGCGCAGTCCTTTGCGTGGGACCCGCCGCTTTGCTTTCCCTCCGGGAACCCGAGACTGCAAACACCCTTCACGAAGTGCCAGTGAATACACTGCTGGCACCGCGCCTTACCCTCAGCAAGAACATAGGCGTCTGCGTACAACTGCTCTGCCTGCATAAGCGCCGTCTCTAGGTCTACAGCGCGTATGCTTACTTCAATCAACCCTTGCTTAGTCCGCAGGCGTAGCAGCCAACCCTCAGCTTGAGGGATCAGCACCATCTTACCTGAGTGGTATCGTAGCGAGGGCATCAGCTAGATCCTGGAGCGTACCGTTATTGGTAATATACCGCGAAAAATGTGGCCAACCATCCAAACTACCTTCGGAAGAGTGGTCTGTATCACGCAACTGCCCAGGCCGTTCTACGTGCCACACCTCACCTCCAAGTTCCCTAATAAGTTCAGCCTCGTTAACAAACCTTACGTCATCCACAACTACCCGGTTGTAGTGGCGCACGCGGCGTTTCCATACGCGCAACCACACATCAGGCGAGACGCATGTACGCCCCCATTCTGTACCTAAGGTTTGCTGCAGATGACGTGACGTAACCCCCAAGGGCTCCACGCGCTCATGCTTGTCACAATAAAGGATCCTCTCTACATCAAAATCGCTGTATCCCAACTCTTCAAGCAGAGGCGTAAGCATCAACTTTAGAGGTTCTGCGAACGGCACCCGTACATACCCTTTATCGCTTAGGTACGTGCCGGTTGTGGTTTTTCCGCTTTGGGGAGCGGGAGAATAGAGTCCGATGATGTGCGTAGACATGGGCTGTAAGTTGACGAAGTGGACTAAGAAAAGGTAAAGCGCTGCTTATTGAAGACGCGCCTTACTCAAGTGAAAGCGCATCTTATTGTGAGCGCACTCCAGTCTCTGACGTACACGCTCCCGAGACACACCGTCTTCGGCAGCGATACTTGGCATAGAACGCGGTTCACCTCCATTCAGCCCGTAGCGACGACTGATTGTGTAAAGCTCCGCCTCGCTTAGGCAAGCTAGGCCTACGCGCAACATCGCTGCTTTTTCGTCGCGCTCCATGCACTCTCGCTGCGCAGTAGCGCTTGATTCGTCAGCAATTAAATCAATCATGTTACTGCCATCTTCTACAGCAGACGTATCCAAACTACAGTGATTGACATTACGAGCCAAGAGCATACGAAGGTGCTCAGGCTCAACCTCTACGGCCTCCGCCATTTCCTGCAGAGAAGGCAATCTCCCGTGTTGCTGCATAAAGGTTTTCTGAAACTTTGTAGCCTTATACACAGTCTCTAAGCTGTGCTGCGGCACTCGAATCAACCGCTCCTTAGTGTCAATACCACGTGTTATGGCTTGACGTACCCACCAATAAGCATAGGTGGAGAACTTGTAGCCCTTTGTACTGTCGAACAGTTCGACGGCTCGCGTAAGTCCAAAGGCACCCTCCTGCACTAAGTCCATAAGTTCTAGTCCTGTTCCGCTAAGGCGATGCGTGTACTGCTTAGCAAGATGCACTACTAAGCGCAAATTAGAGTTGATAAGGTCGCGCTTTGCTCTCTCTCCTCGCTTGATGACGCGCTTCTGGGCAGGTGTGGGATCATGTACGTCACGCAAAGCTTGCATCGCATCGACTTGGCGTGACAGCTCAATCTCTTGTGCGGGTGTGAGCAACGGATAGCGTGAAATCTCATTGAGATACGCTTTGACAGAATCGTGCATAATGCGCATCAAGGTAAGAACAGAATGAGATGGAAATCTATAGAGTAACAGTCACATCAAACACATAGCGGGGGCCGCTGCTGTGTGATGTATAGGTCTCGAAAGACACTCCACTAATGGTAAGTCCGGTGTTACGTGCAAACGCATTAGCGGTGTCGGCAAACACGCGAAGCAGTTCCTCTTTAGCCTGAGTCGCTTCCTCAATGCTCATGACTGGTACGGAATAAAGTACAAGCAGTCCTCAACGCCCTCGATGTTGAGGTTGCGTACCCAACGGAGAGCTGTATTCTCCGGCTGGTCGCGGGACCTCGCACACCGGTCGCGTTCGGGACATTTAGGCGTTTCACCCATGCAGCGGGTGTAGTCAGTTGGTAGCATGTGTGTTCCTCCATTTCGGTGAGAGGCAGTCCGTTGCGGCCGGCAGCGGTGAGGCGGGTTAGGCGCGTGAGCCACCGCTACCGGCCAACCCCTTACCCTAAGCTCCCTTGGACTGTGGAGCTTCCGTTGTATCTTCCAGTCACCGCATAGCTGCGCTGGGGGATCCCCGCCATCAGGTCGAAGACCATTTGGCCAATTTTCATTCCCGGCCAGATCGGGAGCGAGTGCAGCTGGCGGCTATTGACCAACTCAAGGGTCAGGACCCCGTAGAATCCCGGATCGGCGTAGCCGGCCAGCAGGTGCTCAGTCCCCTCGCGGGCGCGGGAGGACTTGAGCACGAACTGTCCCGCAACATCATCGGGCAGGTGGAACGTCTCGGCCGTGCAGGCCAACACGAACTGTCCAGGCCGGAGCAGGTAGGGGTTCTGCTCCGTGTGGCCGGCAAACGGGTAGGGCACTAGTTTCGCCCCCTCGGCGGACTCGATCAGCAGCGTGTCGCCGAGCCTTAAGTCAAGGCTGGCCGGACCCACCAGCTCGGGGTCAAAGGGCGTCACCATGCCGCCGTTGCAGCGGGCGATGATCTGCCAGTCGGGGAGGATCACTGCTCTACCTCCTGCTGCGCCGAGGCAAAATGCCCAGTGACAGAGGCCGGCTCCCTGCCACCGGGCACAGCCGGTCCATCTGCCGCTTGGGCGAGGCCGGTGTAGAGCGCGTGCATGGGATGGTCCGGGTTGTCGCGGCCATCGGCCAGGTAGAGCGCGTCGAGGTGGCCTTGACGTGCCTGTTGTTCAGTCGGATTGCAGTCGGAACTGACCATAGGGACCTAAGGGGGGTGTGGTGGAACGGGGGTAGACGGGAGACAAGGTAGCACAGTAGTTGCGTGGCGTCTAGGCAGCCAAACAGCCAAACAGCCAAGCAGCCAAGCAGCTAAGGAGCTAAGCGAGCCTTATGCAGGCGGTGCTTCTCGTACCAAGCAGCGATCTCCGGCGCCCACGTCTGCAGGTGCGGCCACATCAGCTCGCACAAGGCGCGGATCTCCTCCTGGGCGTCGAGCTTGGCGCGTAGGTCCATGAAGTGCAGGAAGGCCCGCAGAGAGAAGCTCACCACGAAGTGTTGCCTGTAGTCGAATGGCAAGATTCCACGAGCGTGTTCCTCTGCATAACCGCGCTCAAGTAGGTCGCGGTAGCGTTCAGCAGCATGACGACACATGCGCAAATCTATACCGCGCTGCAGCTGTGTGTAGTCGTACTGCTTGCCCTGTCGATCTTTGTAAACACCTACAGGCCGTAGGTAGAACACGTCCTCTAGGGCTATCGCGCCCTCAGCAGCTTGACATACCCGTTTACCGGTATAACGCATAGATTGCACATCAAAGCTCACGCCGACCCGGTGTGTGCGGGCCTGCTGCATCACGCTATGCGGAAACCAGCCGATATTAAGCGTGATCTGCGGATGCTCCAACGGTCCGTAGTGACCACGCTCACCGGCCAACAGCTTGCGAACGATCGTATGGCCGCATACGGTTTCATCCGGCAACTGCTCATCAGCCACAAACGTCTCGGCGTAGTCCTGGTGCATCGCGGCGTAGATGCACTGCTGCGGATTAGGCGTAGCGGCGATCACCTCAACCCGGAAATGAGAATCAAGCACCATAAGAAGGTGGAGTAGAGGACGTGGAGCGTAGCATTTGATCAAGGTACATTTCAGCCTGCCAGCGATCTTCGCACGATCGACAGATGCCATGCGCACAGACGCGGTGATAGGTCATCCCGCGCTCATCCTGCAGCACCTCGATGGTGCCGCCGTCGCGCTCTATCCGGTCGATCAGCTCCGTCATGGCAGGATCTTGGACGCTACCCACAAGCTAAGCAGGCACACCACCACATAAGCTACGGCGAGGACGCCGAACTCGTTGAGGCTCACTCGCCCACCTCCGGCAGCGGCAGGGCGTGGGCGGGGAGCCAGGCTTTGACCTCGTCAACCAGCCATTCGCGGCGGATCATTCGCCACCTGCCGCTGTAGGGGATCGGATCATGCTGCACCCATCCCCAGCACCACTGTCCCTCACCTGTTCGCGGATTAGTGGTGCAATCCCCCGGCCCCGGTAGGCGCTCGCTCACCGGTACCGGCTGCGGTGGGTTCAGGCGCTGCAGCAGCTCGGCGGCGCGGTCCAGTCGATCAGCTTGGCGTATATCAAACGGGGATGGATCGCCTTCTCCGGGTCTACCACGGCGCCTCCAGTGAGCGATGCCTGTGAGCGTACGCACCAACTCCGCCACCTCCCCATCGGCTGGGGGTGCGGGCTCAGGCGGTTCATCTGCCAGGGCGGCGCGGATGGTCATGAGTCGAGTTCGTCGGCGATGGTCATGAGGATGCGTCGCTCTTGGGGGCAGTAGAGCGCAGCAGCACGCAGGGCGGCGACGACCGATGCGCGTTCCAAAGCCCACAAGTTGTCATCTTTGGGGATGTTGTCTGCGTAGGTAGCCAGCACGGCATCACGCACTGCCTGCGCGGCTGGGCTCAGTGGGATGGGGTTAGTCATTGGTTCTCCAGCTCGGTGGCGATGGTAAGAAGCTCGGCGGCGCGGTCCAGTCGATCAGCTTGGCGTATATCAAACGGGGATGGATCGCCTTCTCCGGGTCTACCACGGCGCCTCCAGTGAGCGATGCCTGTGA